TATGAAAAAACTTACATTAAAGACCCTCTTGAGCGTCGTGGAGCTGATAGAAATTTATGGGTTTGGGAACCATGCGATTATTCGAGAACATATATGGTTGTGGCTGATGTCGCTAGAGGAGATGGAAAAGACTACTCAGCATTTCACATAATAGATGTAGAAAATAATGTACAAGTAGCAGAATATAAAGGACAATTAGGCACAAAAGAATTTGGTTATTTATTAATAGGTATAGCTACGGAATATAATGAAGCACTATTAGTAATAGAAAATGCTAGTATAGGTTGGGCTACAATCCAAACAGTTATAGATAGAGGTTATCAAAATCTTTATTATTCACCCAAGAGTGGAGAAGTAAGAGCCGATTCGTATTTTGACCAATACATGGATACATCAAGAATGGTAGCTGGTTTTACAAATTCATCTAGAGTTAGGCCTATGTTAATAGGTAAATTCCAAGAATATTTAAGTGATAAAGGTGTTACAATTCAAAGTAAAAGATTAATAGAAGAAATGAAAACTTTTATTTGGAAAAATGGTAGACCAGAAGCACAACAAGGATATAATGATGATTTAGTAATGTCATTTGGAATTGCAATGTACATGAGAGATACAGCATTTAAATTTAAACAACACGGAGTAGACTTAACTAAAAGTATGCTTAAAAACATGGCTTCAACTAAAACTAATTACAATGGGGTTTATCAATTACCTAAGGATAAAAATCCATGGCAAATAGATAACCCATACTCTAACGGAAAAGAGGACATTCGTTGGCTCTTATAATATTTATACAATATATATATCATGGCAGATACAAGATTATTTTCAAGACTTAAAAGATTATTTTCAACCGATGTAATAATTCGTAATCAAGGTGGCAATCAGCTTAAAGTTGTGGATGTTAATAAAATCCAACAATCTGGGGAATATGAAAATAATTCATTAGTAGATAGATTTAATAGATTATATTCAACCTCACCTACTTCACTTTATGGTTATCAAAATAATTTTAATTACCAAACATTAAGACCTCAGCTATATTCAGAATATGATGCTATGGATACAGATGCTATTATAGCCTCCGCTTTGGACGTTATAGCTGATGAAAGTACTCTTAAAAATGATATGGGTGAAGTATTATCCATTAGATCTTCGGATGAAAATATTCAAAAAATATTATATAATTTATTTTACGATGTTTTAAACATAGAATTCAACCTATGGCCATGGGTTAGAAATATGTGTAAATATGGAGATTTTTTCTTAAAATTAGAAATAGCAGAAAAATTTGGTGTTTATAATGTTATACCCTATAATGCATATCACATTGAAAGAATGGAAGGGAGTGATCCTGATAATCCAGCTGATATAAAATACATATTTAATCCCGATGGTGTAAGTTCGGGGGGTTATGGTTATTATAATGTACCTACTACTAATGATGTAAGCGGTAAAGATATTGTATTTGATAATTATGAAATTGCCCATTTTAGATTACTTACTGATACTAATTTCCTTCCATATGGTAGATCCTATATAGAACCAGCACGTAAATTATTTAAACAATACACCCTAATGGAGGATGCCATGCTTATACACCGTATAGTAAGAGCGCCAGAAAAGCGAGTATTTTATATTAACGTAGGAAATATTCCACCTGCTGAAATAGAAAATTTTATGCAAAAAACTATTTCAAAAATGAAACGTACTCCATATATGGATGAAAAAACAGGTGAATATAATTTAAGATATAACATGCAAAACATGTTAGAAGATTTTTATATTCCAATTAGAGGTAATGATACAGCAACTAAAATAGATACTACACCGGGATTACAATATGATGGTATAGCAGATGTAGAATATTTAAGAGATAAACTATTTGCAGCCCTTAAAGTACCAAAAGCATTTATAGGATATGAAGAAGGTGTGGAAGGTAAAGCTACATTAGCAGCACAAGATATTAGATTTGCCCGTACAATAGAAAGAATACAAAGAATATTAGTATCAGAATTACAAAAAATAGCATTAGTACATTTATATACCCAAGGTTATAAAGATGAGGCTTTAACTAATTTTGAACTATCATTAACTACACCATCTATCATATATGATCAAGAAAGAGTAGCACTAATGACAGAAAAAATGACATTAGCTCAATCAATGATTGATAGTAAAATCATTCCTACAGATTGGATTTATGAAAATATATTTCACTTTAGTGAAGATGAATATGATGAATATAGAGATTTAGTTAAACAAGATGCTAAACGTACATTTAGATTATCACAAATAGAAGCAGAAGGTAATGACCCATTAGAAACGGGAAAATCTTATGGTACACCACATGATTTAGCTTCATTATATGGTTTAGGTAGAACCCAATCAGACCCAGGCAATATACCAGATGGATATGACGAAAAATTACCATTAGGTAGACCAAAAGAAAAAATGACTGATAGAAATACCCAAGAAAACCCATTTGGTAAAGATAGATTAGGTAATAAGGGAATGAAAGACTCAGGTAGGGATAGAGGTAGTTTAAAAACATCTTTTAAAGGGGGTTCCCCATTAGCTTTAGAAACTAAAAACATGCTTAAAAAAGCACCTGGACCTAAAAGATCTGGAAAAAAATTAGTTTTTGAAAGTGATAAAAAAGAAAATAAACTATTGGACGAAAGCCAATTACACGAATAAAATATTTTTATATATTTATAAATAAACCAAACTGCGAAGAATGAACATAAAACATTCAAAGTACAAAAATTCTGGTATTCTTTTTGAATTATTAGTACGTCAAATTACGGCTGATACCTTAGATGGTATGGATTCCCCGGCAAGAAAGATACTAAAGGAATATTTTGTTAAAACTGAATTAGGAAGGGAATATAAGTTATATGAACAATTAGCTAAACATACCACAGTATCTGAAGCAAAAGCTAATTTAATTTTAAATTCACTATTAGAATCTTCTTTAAATTTAAATAGAGGTGCTTTAAAAAGACAAAAATATAATTTAATTAGTGAAATTAAAAAACATTATGATGTAACTAAATTTTTTAGACATAAATTACCTCACTATAAAATTCAGGCTGCTTTTTACATGTTAACTGAAATTAAGGCAAATAAAGAATTTTCTAATCCGGAATTAGAAATAAATAATAAACTTACTATTTTAGAACATTTATCTGAAAAACCCGTAGTTAAGGAACAAAAAGAAACTGTAGTAGATGAATTTCAAAAATATGATAAAACTTTAAGAACTTTAACATATAAAGTACTACTTGAAAAGTTTAACGATAAGTATGATACGTTATTAGAACCACAAAAAGAAATTCTTAAGGAACTTATTACATCAATAGACAATACACCTAGATTAAAAGAATTTTACAATACTAAAGTAAACGAAATTAAAACTATTTTAGAAGAATTAAACACTAAAGTAACAGATAAAGTTACTAAAATTAAAATAGAAGAAGTAATTAAAATGCTTCCCACACTAGACAAAACATCTAAAGTTAAAGACGATGATTTAACTAACTTGTTACAATATTACGATTTAATACAAGAGGTAAGAAATGTACAAGTTCAGGCTTAAAGAAATAGAGGTAGGTGACACTGTTGTAAGAAAAGGTGTAAGAACAACGGTTTCAGATGTTGATCCTGAAACGGGTGCTATTACTTATGATGTTGAAAATGTAGCTAATTTCTCTTCAACATACAAGGCTTTACAACAAGCTAAAGAATTTTTAAATACATTAGAAAAAACAGGTAAAGCTAAAGATGATACTACTATAGATAAATTTGCAGAGGATATAGCTAAATTATTTAACGCATTTAGAACACACGTTAGAAAAAATTATCCTAAAGAATATGAACGTGTATCAAGATTAAAAGAAGATTACAATCCAGATCAATCACAATTAGATGACGAGGATGAAATATTCATGCCTATGGATGATGATGGTAGACCTTTAGGAGAGCAATCATCTACTTCTCAGGGCGGAGCTACATTTACCCCCGGAGGAGGAGCACAATATGCAACACCTTTTGCATTTAGGAAGAAAGGTAAAAAATCCCCCAGTATTTATTACTATAAACTAGGATATAAACCAGTACCTAAAAAAATAAAAGGGGCAGGAACTATAGTAAAGCAATTATTTGAGTATAATGACTTTCAAGAAAATAGAATTAAGTCCTTTGATGATGTTGAGAGTAAAATAGATGTTATTCTCCCAATGTTATCAAATGCAAAAAATAAAACAGCTGAGTATTATAATGAAAATCCGGGTTCATATAAAATAGTTTATCCAACGGATGCAATGCTAGCAGAATTAGATAATATTATAAAACAATTAAAACAAGCAAATGAAGACGCTAACCGATCAATATAGATTAATAGAAGAGGGTAAAGGAAATAA